TAAGTTAAAATTATCTGATATTGAATCTGATACAGCACCAGAAATTTTAACAGCAAATCTTTCTGCTACGGTAGGAGCTAGTGGACTAATTCAAGTTAGTGATTCTTCAGTATTCCAGGTGTTTGAGGGTCAAGGAATTAATGCATCAAATCTCGGATATGTTAAGATTGGAGATGAAATTGTTGGATATAGTTCCGCAATTTCGAATCAACTTACGATTGATTCGAGAGGAGTAGAAGGTGTAGTACAAGATCATTTAGTTGGTGACGAAATAGTAAAATATGAATTTTCCGGAGTTTCATTGAGGAGAATTAATAATGTTGTTTATGATATCGCAGATTTGACTACTCAAGATATTATTGAAAGTGATTCTTACTTTATTAAAATTGATAAAGATCAAACTTCCACAATAGAAGGAAAAACAATTAGTGATGTTAACAGATCTGCTGACACTGGATCAACTCCACAACTATCATTTGAATCTGGACTAATTGGTGGGGGAAATAATGTTAAAGCTACTGAAAATATAATTTTTAATCGAATTAATCCAAGATTCAATGTAATATCACCTGGAAGACAAACTTCCGTATCCACAGATATCAGAACTACAACTGGAACTAGTATTGATGGAAATGAATTATCATTCACTTTAGCAAACAATATTGAACCAGTAATAGCAAATCAAATAAATGATTTGAATTCTGTTCGTATGGTTTGTTCTAGAGTAAATGAATTAAATCAAACACAGTTTGATAATGTTTCTGGAAGAAGATCATTTAATTCAACAGTTACTTTGAGTACAACTAATGAAAATCTCTCTCCTATGATATTCATCGATGATTCTGCAGTGGAATTTATTTCTGATGATATTAATAGTCCAATAGCAAACTATACTACGGATTCTAGAACAAATTCTATTGCCAATGATCCTCATGAAGCAGTTTATGTTTCTAATGTAATAGGTCTCGCACAACCTGCTTCTTCTCTCAAAGTTATATTAACAGCATACAGACCAGAAGCTTCTGATATCAGAGTTCTTTATGGTTTAGTAAGAGAAGATTCTGTTGGAATAGAGCAGGAGTTTGAACTCTTCCCAGGATTCGATAACTTAGAGTCAAGTTCCGATGGAACTTTAAAAGTTGTAGATTCATCATTAAATGATGGTAGACCTGATGTAAGAGTTCCTGCAAGTGAAAGAAATCAGTACTTAGAGTATGAGTTTACTGCAAACGATCTTGAAGATTTTAGTGGATATAGAATTAAAATTGCAATGTCATCTACAAGTCAAGCAAATTATCCAATAATTAGAGATCTTAGAACGATTGCATTAAAATGAAAAATTTAATTAAAGTTAAGGACCATCCTCATCTCTATAGGGATGAGGATACTGGAGCAATTGTAAATTATGATACAATTGGATACAATCAAAGATTAAAAAAAATTGAAAATCAAGAATCTAAAAAAAATGAGTTAGATAATATGAAAAAAGATATTGATGAAATCAAATCTTTATTGAAAGAATTTTTAAATAAATAAGATCTTCCTTACTTGATAATATAAATATCTAAAGGAAAGTATGCCCATCTGAATAATGGCAGTATTTGTATCAAATATAGTAATTGAGCAGGGATTTGATTTTAATACTAATTTTGTACTAGAGGATGTTTCCACAACTAATTTTTTGGATTTGAGTGGTTACACAATAGAGTCCAAACTCAAAAAAACATACAGTTCTTCTGGTTCAATTTCTTTTGCATCAACTGTAATAAGTGCTGCTGGAGGAGAAGTTAAAATATCATTAGCATCTACAGAAACAACCAATTTAAAAGGTGGTAGGTATGTTTATGATGTTAAAGCATCTAATGGATCTAGTGTATTAAAATTGGTGGAGGGAACTGCACTAGTTAGACCGGGAGTAACTAGATAATGCCAACAATAAGAGGTTCTGTTAAGCAATCATCAGTAATAAAGGCTAGAGTTGGTCAACAAAATGTATCTCGCGTATTATCTAATGCATCTTCTCCTCCAACAAGATTAATAGATTTAACTGATGTAAATAATCAGTTAAAAGATAAAGATGGAATGATTCTTGTCTGGGATCTTCCAACTCAAACCTTTATAATGACAAGTGTCATTGATGCAGATACTTTAAGTATTGGTAGTAGTGTTTTTTATACTGATACTACTGATAATATTTTAGGTGATGCCAATACTGGTGCTGTTCAAACTGATGGTGGTGTTGGAATTGGTAAAAATTTGACAGTTGGTTCCAGTTTTTCTGTCGCTGGAACAATTGATAATACTTTAGGTAATGCCCATACTGGTGCGGTTCAAATTGATGGTGGTGTTGGAATTGCTAAAAATTTATCTATTGGTTCTAGTTTATCAGTAAAAAAATCATTATTTTATGATTCTGAAAATTTTTATTCTCCTAACGGAGTTGCATATTTCGATAGTAGTGGAAAACTTGTTAGTGGACTTAGTACAGAATCTCCAATTTCTACAAGTAACTATATATTAACAACACTAGAAATCGCAGGAATAGGAACTCCTGTATGGACAAGCACTATTGACGGAGGAGAATACTAGTGTCTAAACCAAATACCAAACAAGGATTAATTGATTATTGTTTAAGACAACTTGGAGCTCCTGTATTAGAAATTAATGTAGCAGATGAACAGATTGATGATCTGCTTGACGATACTATTCAATATTTTAATGAACGTCATTTTGACGGAGTTGAAAGAATGTATCTAAAATATAAAATTTCTCAAGATGACATTAATAGAGGTAAGGCAAGTGGAACGGATGGAGTTGGAATTGTAACAACTACTGGAACATCGACCATAGTTGGAACTGCAACTACATTTAATTTTTACGAGAATTCAAATTATATTCAAGTTCCAGAATCTGTTATAGGAATTGAAAAAATATTTAAGTTTGACACCAGTTCAATTTCTGGTGGAATGTTTAGTATTAAGTATCAATTATTTTTAAATGATTTGTACTATTTTAATTCTGTAAATCTTTTACAGTATTCGATGACTAAAACTTATTTGGAAGACATTGACTTTTTACTTACTACCGATAAACAAATAAGATTCAACAAAAGACAAGATAGATTATATTTGGATATAGATTGGGGAGCACAAACCAAAGATACATTTTTTGTGATAGATTGTCATAGGGCATTGGATCCAGAATCATTCACTCAAATATATAATGACTCATTTGTAAAAAAATATTTGACCGCAATGATAAAAAGGCAGTGGGGTCAAAATTTAATGAAATTCAATGGTGTTAAACTTCCCGGTGGAATTGAATTAAATGGGAGACAGATATACGAAGATGCTCAGAGAGATTTAGATGACATTAAGCAGAGAATGTCCTCTGAATATGAATTACCACCTTTAGATTTTATTGGATAATCATGGCATTAAATCCCTTCTTTCTACAAGGTTCTTCCAATGAACAATATTTAATTCAAGATTTAATCAATGAACAGTTGAAAATCTATGGTATAGATGTTTATTATCTTCCTAGAAAGTTTATGAGAACTGATAATATTTTAAATGAAGTAGAAACATCTAAATTTGATGATAATTTTGTCATAGAGGCATATCTTGAAAATTATGAAGGATATGCTCCTGGTAGTGACTTAATGACTAAATTTGGATTGAGATTAAAAAATGAAATTAATTTAGTTATTTCAAGAGAAAGATTTGAAGAATTTATAGTTCCTCTACTAAAAGGAAGGGATCAGGCAGTTACTGATGGAAATATAACAGATTATGAGATGAATTTAGTTTCCAGACCAAAAGAAGGAGACTTAATTTATTTTCCTTTAGGAGAGAGATTATTTGAAATAAAAAGAGTAGAATTCGAAAAACCTTTTTATCAATTAGGAAAAAATTATGTTTATGAACTGCAATGTGAACTTTATGAATATGAAAATGAAGATGTTGATACTTCAATCGAAGAAATTGACACAACTGTTGAGGATGAGGGTTATATCACATCTTTAATCTTAGGTGCATCTCAACAAACGACTGCTAC